TTCGTCCGCGAACGGGCCGGCGACTTCTTCCGCGAAGCCTGCAGGCACCTCGACGCCATGGGGGTCCTGACCAAGACCGACAAGCACTCCGTCCTCCGCTACGCGGTCACGCTGGACCGCTGGTACTCGGCCGAGGAGGAACTGGCGAAGTCGGCGATTCATTTTCACTCGATGACGGGCCGCCAGGGCGAGGAGAAGGCAGCGAAGCCTTCCCCGTTCTTTGCGCAGTCGGCAGCCTGTCACGAACAGTTGAGGCAGTTGGAGTCGGTCCTTGGGTTCACGCCCGCCGACAGGACGCGCCTAGGAATGGCCGTCGTTGACCGTCAGGCCAAGTCGGCAGACCCGATGAAGGCGCTGCTGGCCGGTGGCTGACGTAAGAGACTTCATTTCCTGCCTCCGTCATACGCGCGGCGAGTTCGCCGGCCGCCCGTTTGAACTTTTCCCGTGGCAGCGCGACTACCTCGGGAAACTGTTCAACACCAAGCGTGAGGACGGCTCGCGGCAGTACCGCCAGTCCCTGCTGGCGATCGGTCGCAAGAACGGCAAGACGCAGATGTCTGCCGGAATTGGGCTGTTTGGGCTGGTCGCCGACAACGAGCCCGGGGCCGAGATCGTCTGCGTGGCCGGTGACCGGGAGCAGGCTTCGATTCTGTTCGATGCCGCAAAGCAGATGGTCGAGGGCAGCGAAACGCTGTCGTCGATCATCAAGCCGTACCGCAAGGCCCTCGCCGTCCCGTCCACCAACAGCGTCCTCAAGGTCATTTCCAGCGAGGCGGCGAGCAAGCACGGCTACGGCTGTTCGATGATCCTGTTCGACGAATTCCATGTCCAGAAGGACAGGGAACTATACGACGTATTGACCACAAGTACAGGTGCCAGACGGCAGCCGCTGACCATTCTGATCACCACGGCCGGCTTCGACCGGCAGAGCATCTGCTTCCAGATTTGGCAGTACGCCGAGAAGGTCCGCGACGGCATCATCGAAGACTCCACCTTCCTGCCCTGCATCTACGCGGCGCCGCCGGACGCAGACCCGTTTGACGAAGCAACTTGGAAAATGGCGAACCCGAACTTCGGCGTGACCATCAAGGAGGACTACTTCCGCGAGATGGCCGCCAAGGCACGGGAATCGACGAGCGACGAAATGACCTTCCGCCGGCTCCACTTGAACCAGTGGACGACCTCCGAGGAAAAGTTCTTCCGCCACGGGGTGTTTGAGGCGTGCAGCACGCCGCTCCGGCCCACGGCCGGCCGACCATGCTACTGCGGCCTTGACCTCGCCAGTACCTATGACACCACGGCCTTCGTCGCCGTCTGGCCCGACGAGGACGGCAGCGTGGACGTTCAGGCGACGTTCTGGATTCCAGGCGACAACGCCGGCAAGCGCGAGAAGGCCGACCGGGTGCCGTATGGCCCATGGGCCAAAGACGGTTTTGTTAGACTTACAGATGGAGACATCACGGATTACGACGAGATTCGTGATTACATCCTAGAGTTTTGCGAGAAAAACTGGGTCAAGGGCGTGGCGATTGACCGCTGGAACGCGGTCCATCTCATGACCCAACTCTCGGCCGAAGGGGTCACAGTCCACCCATTCGGACAGGGTTTTGGCCCGATGAATGCGCCGACGCGCCTCCTTGAGAACCTCACAATCACTGGCAGCCTTCGTCACGGCGGCAACCCGGTACTGATGTGGCAGGCCAGCAACGTGCAGGTGAAGACGAATGACGAAGGACTTATCAAGCCCGTCAAAAAGTCTTCCCACGACATCGGCCGCATCGACGGAATCGTCGCCCTCTGCATGGCCCTGTCGCTCTCTAGCGGCGAAGTTCACGGGCCGCAGGTAGAACCCGAAATTCTGGTGCTGTAGTGGAACCTGAAGCCGCCGCGATCGACGACATTCTTGAGGTCCGCAGCGGCCTGTCGCGGGTCTTTGAGGAAATCAGCGAGAGCAAGAAAACCGTCTCCGGCATCAGCGTCTCGCCGGAGACAGCCCTCCAGTGCAGCGCCGTCCTCGCCTGCGTCCGCGTGGTGTCGGAGTCGGTGGCCTCGCTGCCATTCTCGCTCTACCGCAAGTTGATTGCCGGCGGCAAGGAAGTGGCCGATGGGATGCCGCTCCACAAGGTGCTGTCGGAGCAGCCGAACGCGTGGATGACCAGTTTTGAGTTCCGCGAACTGATGCAGTCGTGGTGCCTCCTCTGGGGCGCGGCCTATGCCGAGATCCGCCCCGGCCGGCTGGGGTCCGTGACCGAACTGTGGCCGCTGCACCCGAGCCGGATGACGGTGGAGCGGATCAAGAACGGTCGCCTGCGGTTCCTCTACAAGGAACCTGACAAGGCGTCGCCGACTGTCTACTCGCAGGATCAGATCTTCCGGATCCCGTGGATGACGCAGGACGGCGTGAACTGCTACGTCCCGACGACCATCTCCCGCGAGGCCATCGCTCTCGCGAGGGCCACCGAACTACACAGCGGCGCGTATTTCGGGAACGGCGCTAGGCCGGGTATCGTCCTAGAAAGCGATCAGCCGCTCAAGCCCGAGACGGCCCAGCGATTGCGGCAGTCGTGGGACGACATTCACGGCGGCGGCCCGAAGAACGGCAACAGAACGGCCGTCCTGCCGCACGGCATCAAGATCAAAGAACTGTCTGGGAGCAACGAATCCAGCCAACTGATCGAGACGCGCCGCTATCAAGTCGAGGACATCGCCCGGTCCTACAGAGTGCCGGTCTACATGATCGGCGACCTGACGAAGAGTTCGTACTCCTCGGTGGAGCAGCAGGGCCTGGACTTCGTGACGTTCACCCTCGTCCCGTGGCTGCGCCGCTGGGAGGGTGCCGTGCGGCGCGACCTCATCTCGGACGACGACAACTACTTCGCCGAGTTCGATGTCCGCGGCCTGCTTCGGGGCGACAACGCCGGCCGCGCCCAGTATTACCGGGAACTGTGGAACCTCGGTGCGATGTCGATCAACGAGATCCGATCCAGCGAGGGCATGAACCCGATCGAACACGGCGACAAGCGGTTCGTGCAGGTCAACATGGCCCTGCTGGAGTCGTTCGTCGTCCAGCCGCCGCCGGCCGAAGAGACTGCGCCGCCGGCAGAGGCTTCACCGGCGCCTGCCGAAGAGCCGGCGCCCGCCGCCGAGGAGCCGGCCGTGGACGCCGCCCGGTCGGCCGCCGGCGTCCTGTTCAAGCAGACGCTGCGGAAACTGGCGGCCATCGAGGCATCCGGCATTGCCGAGCGGCGCAACAAGCCGGCCAAACTCGCGGCGTGGCTGGAGGCGCATGAGAAGCGGATGCGGACGGAACTGTGCGACTCCGCAAAGGCCACCGGGCTACATATCGAGGAATTCGCGACCGCATGGATGGACGAGACGCGGGAGTTGCTGCTGTCGTGCCATCGCAGCGGCCGCCCATACGAGGAGGTTCTTGAGTCATGGACGAGCAGAGTCGAGAAGACGTTGAGCGACGGCTGATCGAGGCCGACACGGCAGTCGAGCGCTGTCTGTGCGACAAAACCGGCAAGAAGAAGACCGTCATCCGCGGCTATGCGGCATTGTTTGCCAGCGACTCGCAGGACTTGGGTGGGTTCGTGGAGCGGATCCTCCCCGGAGCATTTGACAATGTCATCAAGCGTGGAACCGACGTTGTTGCCCTCTACAACCATGAGCCGATGTTCCTCCTTGGCCGCGAGTCATCCGGAACTCTTCGTCTCGCCGTCGATGAGCGTGGTCTGCGCTATGAAATCGACGCTCCTGAGAGCCGCGCTGATGTCGTGGAGGCTATCGAGCGTGGTGACGTGCGCGGATCGTCCTTCGCCTTCAAAGTGAAGGGCGCAGGCGAGAAGTGGACGCGGATGGCCGACGGCCGCCAACTCCGAGAAATCGTTGACTTTGACGGGCTGTTCGATGTCGGCCCAGTCCTGCGGCCGGCGTACCCAGCCACCGAGACGTTCGTGAGCAAGCGTGCGCTGGACATGGCCCGCCGAGCCATGTACGAGGCCGGCGAATTCGTGGCGTGGGATGGTGGCGTCGGCCGCGTCGAGTACGTCATGTCGGAAGGGTCCATCGGCGACTACTCAGAGGAGCCGATTGAGGCCACGCCGGACGATCCGGCCGCACTGGTGCGGAAGTACGACTTTGAGGACGGCGTCTGGGAGGAGTCGGACTACTTCGTCGCCAAGAAAATGAGCGAACTGGTGTCCGCGAGCAACGTCATGGGCGAGGCTCCGGCGTTCATCGACCAGCGGTCAGTCGGCCTCAAGCCGACCTCCGGCATGGCGGCGGCGGCCAAGCGTGGCCTGCGCCTCCATGAGGAAGGCAAGTCGGGCGACGGGCTGAAGCCCGAGACGGTCGCCAGAGCCAACAAAATCGCCCGCCGCGAGGAACTGACCGACGACCATGTCCGCGAGATGAACGCGTGGTTCGCGAGGCACGAATCGGCGAGCAAGTCGCCGG